AGGGTTGTAATAAGTAATGTTGAATTTAAAATTATACAAGTTTTAACAAATGAACAAAACAATACTGCGGTTAGTTTTGATCTTATTTTAAGGTAATTATGGCAAGAAAAATTAGATTAGATCAAATTGATAATGTGATGAGGGAAGCAGTAGAAGATTTAGTAGCTGCAACTACTTTAGAATGGACTGAAAGAGTTAAGAAAGCAACACCTGTTTTTTCTTTAGACAACTATCCTGATCTAGAGTCTATACCTAACTTTTTTACATTACCAAATGGTCAAGTAGTTCCTT